CGCGGCGCTTGGGCGTAACTCTGGCTGTGTTGTTGACGAGCATTACTGCCGCGCTGGCGGACAAGGGGCTGCTGCGCGGCAAAAGTGACGAGGGGAAGCCTTTGGTGTGGGAAGTGGAAGGTGCGACATCCTCAAAGGCTGCCCCTCCTGACCCTGTTGAGCGGCCCGACGTGTGGGCTCGCCGCAATCTTGCAGTGTTCGGCCATGCGGATGGGCCTGTCGCCAACATGACAGCAGACCAGATTTATCAGCGCATTGGTCGCCAGCTGTATGTGGTGCGGTTTGTGTACGCGTCTGGCAACGTTGTAGACACACATGGTCTCATGGTGTGCAACAACGTGGCATTACTGCCCGCACACAACTTCATCAATCAGAGTGGTGCGCAGTCCCAGATCGTCAAGATGTGTTTCCGGAAGACGGACCCGGCAACAGGGCCAGTGTTTGAGGCCAAGGTTGGGTCCACGTCTCTGGTGCGCCTGCCTGGTGACATGATGTTGGTGCAGGTCAACAAGTGCGGCACGATGGTCGACCTCACACCTCACTTTACAGATGATGTGGGGGGGCGCTTCCCAGCACTTGAGCTCAGGCGGGACTTTGGGACCCATGAGCTCGTGCGGGAGACATATTTTGCCCACACTGAGGGTGTCCACTGTGCCCAGTACGGTTGGACCTACACTGGTCTGCGGTACACTCGCTCAGAGCCAACGTTCTTGGGGCTGTGCGGCGCACTCATTTGCGCCAATCAGCGGTACCCAGTTATCGCTGGGCTCCACACCATGGGATGTGGCACTAGTGGTGCAGCCTGTGTCGTGAAGCGGGCAGACATTCTGAGGGGCCTGCAGGAGCTGAGGGAACAGGCAGTGGTGAGGTTGGAGCCAGTCCAGCAACTCCACACGCGTCCATATGTGCCCCCTGGCCACGAGGAGAAGGCGGAGCTCACCGAGTTGAGCGAGCGCTCTGCGCTGCGTGAGGCGCCACAAGGCGCGCCATTGATACCGCTGGGCACGCTAGCCAACTTCACGCAGGTGCGGGCTAAGAGCCGCCTTGAGGTGAGCCCCATTAGTCGGGCAGTCGAGCTTGTGTGTGGTGAGGAGAGGTTGCATGATGCGCCTGCCAATATTGGCAAGTCACGTGTGGAGGTGACGAAGGTGCAGGAGTTTGGTGGCATGTGCCAGTTGGACCCAGACATCCTGCGGCTTGCCCAGCAGGACCTCGCAGACGAGCTCGCGTGTGCTATAGTGGGGGGCAGGTTGCAAAAGTACCTGGTCCCACTCACAGAGCGCGAAGCTTGCTCGGGCATACCCTCTAGTCACACAGTTCGGCGCATCAATGTCCACACGGCTGCTGGCTTTCCGTATGTGGGCCCCAAGTACCACCTCATATCTGCTGACCCCACAGATGAGCAGCCAGAGGCCATTGTGTTGACAGCAGTCATGCGGCAGGAG